CGCTCGATGTTCGCTCCATAATTATTTTTCATGATTGTTCCTCGCTCGTCTGTTTGATATATTGCTGTCCGTACTGGCAGGCGTCCAGGCATTCGCACTGGCGAAAAACCACACATCTGCTGTCCGCTCCGCTGCACAAATAGCTCTTGATAAGTCGGTTGGTGCTGATTTTCTTGATCTTTTTGTTTTCTTTTTCTTTATATTCAGTCGGGGCGACGCCCGGTATAATCGCGTGATAAATGGGAAATCCCCTGATCTTGTCCATAGGAATCACCCAATCGTGCTGACGCAACGGAGCAGCTTGGCCTTACTTTTCTTGTGGAAGAAGTCATGCTCCACCTCGTCAATCAGCCATTGGCCGTCCGCATCCGTCGGACTGTCAACGTCAATTCTCGTCATGGCCGTCAGGCCGGGGTTGTATTCCATGCCCACGGTCAGCTCCTCCGCAGTCCTGTTGCGGCAAAGAAGCAGCCCACGCGCCCATCTGGCCGCCTGTGCTGCATCCATGGCCGGATAGTCAGTGAAAACCTCATGCTGTCCATAGGAGGCTTCCGCGTCCTCTGCACTGCCGTTTGCATACGGCGTCTTGATGGTGATACCGGCCAGCTTCACATCGTCGCGCCTTAGATAGTGCGTTCCCGCCTGATCGGCGCTGATCCTGATGGTCTGCGCGGCCTCCATGGCCTGCGCGTATTCGACGGAGATTGCGGTCAAGCGCCCGTTCAGCGCTTTCAGAACCGCACCCTCGCATTGTAAAATCCGGCTCAGAAATGCCGGAGCGCCCTCTTTGTGGCGCATCAGATAAGTGTAGGTAATATCTTTGTCAATGCCAAACAAGGCGCTGTCCATGCCGCATTCTGCGGCGCAGGCGGCCATGATGTCGGCAATGCGCATCCCTTCATAGGCAGCATATACCCTGCGCCGCGCTGCGCTGGGCAGGCTCGTCGCAATGATCCTGTACTTGCCCGCCGTAGGTAGCACAGAATTGAGAAACAGAATCCCGGTGCTGTACCCGTCCATCTGAACCTCAAGCACATCGTCGCGCTGCGGCTGCCATCTGTACCATGCTGCGGCATTTTCCAGCTCAATCTCTATGCTGTCACATCGCCCGCCCGAAACGTCGCGGTGAACGCATTTCACCACGTCCACCTCGCGGGTGATGTCCGTCCCCTCGTAGAAAAGCTGCATTCTGCCGCCTCCTTAAAAAGCGGAGCGCCGCCGGGGCGCTCCGCGTTATTTCTTGTTCCTTGCTTGAATTACTGTGTGGATCGCATGTACAAACTCGTTGAACATGCTGATCGTCATATCCATAAACACATTGATGGGTGTATGGCTTGCCATGGCGGCATCAGTTATTCGCCGTATGTATTCTTCCCGGCTTCCTGTGCCGACCGTACCAAAAAAACCGTAGCCACCTGAACCGCACGCTGCGCATCAGAGAGGCTGATCCTCTCTTTGATGTCTTTGGCATCGTAGAGGCGACCGCCCTTGTCGTCCACCGGGGCCTGCTTTGCAGCGGCAGCGGCAAACAGAGCAAGAGCCTGTTTCTTGGAAACCTGGAAAACGTTCCGGCTGGCGGTGTCAGAATCCATAGCCTCGACATATTCCCAGCCGCTCAGCTTGGTAAAATCGTAATGCAATACGGAAACATCTGCGCTTCTCGCGCGGATCGGCACGGCCAGCTCCAGCGTGCCTTTGGAAATCATGCTCAGAGTGATGGGAGCGGGTTTCTGTGCTTCCTGCTCCTGGGACTGTTCCTTGGGCTGTTCCTCAACCTGGGGCTGCTCATTCTTCTTGATTTCTTCGCTCATGATCTTTTTCTCCTTGTTTTTTTGATGATGGAATAGGGCGGGAAAAACGAAAATGTTTGCGCTTTTCCCGCCCTTGGGATTAGTTCAGCAGATTCTCGATCTGGTTGGTGTAGTCAACGCCGTTGAACTTGATAACGCCCGCCATCGCGTCAATGATGGTCGTCACCTCGCCGTTGATTTCCTCCTCGTAGCGCAGTACGGAATACTTGTCCGTGCTGCCGAAGGGATTGCCGGTTTCGATGTTGCCCTTCTCGGTGGACTTGTGAACGCCGGTGATGCGGAACTTGACGCTCTCATGCTCAATCTCACCGGCAGCCACGGCGTAGCGCTGGCGCACAATGCGGGTTTCGATGAAGTGCTTGCCAGGGGAGGCAAGGTACTTGCAGTTCACGCCGTTGTTGTGGCTCACGCTGAACTCCATCGCATTCAGGTGGGTGGTGTTGGGCATATCCACGTCCATAGCCATACCAGAGGAGGAAATGGTGCTGGTGGGATGCTCAATCGTCGGCAGGCTTACGCTGGTTACGTCCTCGGCAACGCGCTCGTTGTCAATAACCCGGTGGCCTTCGACGTTGTTATAAACTTTGCTGGGCATAGCGGTTTACTCCTTTCTTACGCCACGTCGGCAAAATAGGTCACGAAACCTTCATCCGTCCAGTTGACAATCGCGGTCAGGCTCTTGGCAAGCGGCGTGGTGGTCACGTTGAAGGTGAAGGAATAGTCGCCGTTCATGATGTCGCTGCGGGCATCAGGCTCGGCGTTCAGGTGGACGACGCCGTAGGTCAGCGCACCGATCTTGACCAGGGCATCGAGGCGGGTCTGTTCCTCGGCGACAATGGTCTTGATGTCGTTGGCGGTCAGAGGCTTGTCCACGTTGCGGGTGCGGCGATGCTGGAAATCATTGCTGATGTAGTACAGCATCATGCGGTTGGTTTCAGACACGTTGATCTGATCGCCGCCCTCCTGGGAGAAGTCGGCGCTGTGGCAGCCCCAGACAGCCCAGCGGCCACCCACATAGGCAGCAGAGGCGATGCCGTTCTTGTTGAGCTGGTTGTTGATGAGGTAGTCATCAAACACGCGGCCCGCGCTGTCCTCACCCATGTACAGGTTGCTGATGATAGCGCACTCGGTATTGCTGGCAGTCTTGTAGGGGATGCCGTCCTGCGCGACAAGAAGCTCCTGGAAGTTGGCCGCAGCCAGCACAGACAGGTGGTAAATCTTGTCGTCCGTACCCTTCACCAGGGGGAAGTACACGGTTTCATTGCTCTTGTTGTAGCCGTTGGCATTCTTCCAGGTGGCAGCGGTCGCAAGGGTGATCTTCTCGTCATTCTCGTCCACAATCGGGATGTCCGCCATAACGTACACATCCCAATGGCTGTTGACCTTCTGGCTGTTCTGGATCATCGCGCTATGCACAGCGGGGATGGAGGAAAAGCCGGGAGCCAGCAGGAAGGAGGGGATGAAGCCGGTTTCCTGGTATACGTTCTTGATGGCGAACAGGCCGGTATTCAGGCCCGCGCCGTCGGTCGCGCCGATCACGTCGTCAGCATCAACAGCGGTCGCGTCGATGCTGTTGTAGTTGATGGTCAGGGCCTCAGTGCCAAGGCCGCCGCTGGTGATCTCAGCGATGGTCAGCAGCTTCTTCTTGAAGTCGTACTGAACAGTGTAGTCCGTGCCTTTGGTCTTGCCGGTCACGGCCACGGTGTCCAGAATGATGTCGCCAGCATTGGCGATGGTCACGCGGCCATTTTCGGGGGTCAGGTTGGCAGTGCCAGCCTCCGCAGCCCTGTGGGTCGCGGGATCGAGAACGTTAATCAGCACCAGGGGGCCGACGGCCTTGTTCTCAAGATGGGCGTGCATCGCTTCGCACAGGGTATACTTGTCCCACTCGTCGCTGTAACCAAAATGCTTGCGGGCTTCCGCAATGTTGGTCACAAGAATGGGACGGTTCACGTTGGCAGCGCCACCGGCAACGGTATGCACGGGGGCAGTACCAACATAGACGATGGCGTTCTGGCTCTTGATGGCAACCTTCGTGCCAACCGCCTGAATCTGGCCATACGCGCCATGGAGATAATCAGCCATGTTGTGTGTCCTCCTCATTTCAGATATTGGTCAAGGCTGTTGTTTACGCCCTCCTCTGCATAGCAGTTGAAGGTCACGGTTACAAAGCCATAGTAGAGCGGCCTTTTGTCTACAACAAAGCTCTGATCGGTGTACAAGCTGTACGCCATCGTTGCCTCGTTGACAAACAGATCGGTCTTGGGGATGAATTTCGCGCCCAGCAGCTTCTCGATGCAGTCATCCATCCAGTCGGTCAGCGTGAAAAGTCCCTGTTCGGTTCCCTCCACAAAAAGGCTCATATCAAGCCCGTTTTCGCTTTCCGCACTGTCAATGAATCCCGGCAGGCGAATGCCGGGTTCATAGACACTGAACAGAATATCCACCGCAAGTGTCTGGCCGAGTTCCTGCGGTCTGTGTACGTCGTTGTAACGGTCGAAACGCTTTTCCTCGACGTACTTTGCGTTGGAAAGCCTGGGCATAATCAGAATGCCGGGGCATACATTGATGGGATCAATGCGCAATGTACCCGTTTCATCCGGGCGTGTCGGCTGCCACGCAAGGAAACACTGCGGCTTCTGCCGCACGATCTGGGTAATATCCATGTCGGGGGCCGGGGCTTTCATCTCCCGGCCCTCGCATAGCTCCTTTTCGATCCACTGCTTGAGTTTGCGCAGCCGTTCACTCGTTCTCATACACTCACCGCCTTGGGGTCGTTGCTCATGAGCAGGATTGTGTACATGCCCATATCCTCCTGCACTTGCAGAATCTTCATGGGCCTGTTATCAAAAATCACATGCTCATTGGGCAGTGCGCGGCCCGGAAAGCCCTCAACGGGGGTATACACCAGCGTTTCGCTTGTGTTGTTGTCCCACGAAAGATCAACGACGTTGTTGTTCTTTCGTTTGAGGGCGGTTTCATCGTCTGTCACGCACTGGAATTTGCGTCCGTTCCAGGTGTGCCATTCGGCAAAGTGGCCGTGATTCATGAACACCCGCGTCAGGTCATCATGAATCTTGTCCTTGAGCGCCATTAGGCATCACCGGCTTTGGCCGCTTCCTTCTTGTCGGGCTTCTTGGCGGGCTTGGGAGCAAGCACAGCCTTGCCCTGTTCGATCAGGCGCATACCGTAGCTTGCGCTGACCGTTTCGACCTTGCCGGTCTTGATGATCTTGACGTTCACGCCTTTTTCCTCCCTTTACTGGTGGTTTTCTTCGGGGGGGCTTCCTCGGCGGGTTCCTCGGCAGCAGAAACAATGCCGTCCATCACGTCGATTTCGGGCGCTTCCGCTTCCTCGTCAGCCTCCTCCTCGGTGGGTTCTTCCTCGTCCTGGGGTTCCTTGGGGTCGCCGGAAGGGTCATAGCCCAGGTTATCAAGCTGGCTGGCGTAATTGTCGCGCACGTTCTCCTTTCCGCCGTCCTCGTCGCTACCGGCGGTGTCGTCGGCAGGATCGAGGTCGGCGGAAGAAGCAGGCGCAATAGCCTTGAGCCGCAGCAGCCTCTTGAGTTTTTCTTCCGGGATCGGAATGTCAATGATCTCTCCGGGCGTGTACTTGCGACCGGCGATCTTGACATAGTGTTTCGCGGTGTAACTCATGCAGTCTGCTCCTTTCTCTTACAGGACGTTGGCGACAACCCAGGCATCCACGTTGAAGGGAACGATGGTGGGGCAGGAAGTCAGGCGGTTCTTGATGCTGTTGCCGTCGATGGAGCCGTAACGCAGAGGAACCTCCTTCTTAATGTAGGTCTTGTGCTGGGCGTCCGCGCCGGTGGATTCAACCTGAGTGACGGGGCCGTGCAGGCACTTGAGCATACCCTTGCCGCCGGCAATCAGCGTGCCGCTGGGCAGGATGGGCTTCACGATGCCGTCATCGTCAGTGAACTTGCCGGAGAAGGAATACATTTCCACGCCGTCGCTGTTCCAGCCGATGAAGCGCACGCCCTGGCCCTTGTACTTGGTGTTGATCTCGCCCATGTTGATGTTGCGACCGTCGAACTGCTTGATGTACTTGCTGTTGTCGATCATAGCCTCCGCAACATCAGGAGCCATCACGATCATATCCACGATGCCCAGGCCATCGTAGACCAGATCGTAGATTTCGTGCATGTCGTTGTCGATCTTCGCGGAACCGTCGCTCCACGGAGTATCGGGGGTGTAATTCTGCGTGAAACCGTAGTCGGCAATCATGGTGGTGTTCAGGTCGCGGCCCTCGTTGGTGTAGCGGAACACACTCAGCCTGCCGGTGAGAAGCACCTGGCGGGCCATCCATTCGCGGCGACGCTGAATAGCTTTGCGCATGTCCACCAGATCGCGGACGAGCATCTTCTTCTCGCGCTGCGCAGGGGTCATAGCGCCAAGAATCTGCTCACCAAAGGCACGCTTCTGAAGGTCGGGGTTGGCAATCAGGCGTTCGGGAGCGATGGTGCAGAAGCCAACCTCGCGGGTTTCGTAGCCCTGGCGGCCCATCAGCACGCCGCCAACGCCGGGATGAACGAAGGGAGCCATCTGGCGTTCGCCCTTGCGGTAATCCCAGATCGCCTTATCTTCCTCAACAGCGCCCATATCAGCGCAGAAGGTGTCGTACAGGAAGGAATATTCGCGCGGAAGCTGCTCAATCGCGGCAAGCTGCGCACGGGTAGAGTAGATGTCGATAGGCATATCGTTTTATCCTCCTTTGCGTTATTCATCGCCCGTCTCGTTGTTGAAGGTTTCAGTGTTGACCATCTGATCGAACACGATACCCTGCTTGCGGAGTACGAGCTGCACGGCGGCGGTCAGCGCCGCGCCGTCCTTGAGAGTGACCTTGCCAGCGATCAGGCGACCGGCGCGGAAAGCGCGGGCGTCCTCGGCGATGGTAGCGTTGGCGTCAGTGTCAACGGTTTCATCCAGCACGGCAAGGGAGTTGGCGTCCACGGCTTCGGCAGCCGCAGCGGGCAGCCACATGCCGTCCGCGCCGCGATACATCACCGTACCGCGATTGATCTTGCCATTACCAGGCTCGCAGGGAATGGCAATCAGGTCTGCGCCGTTGGGATCGGCAAGCAGATATTCGGGGTTGTTCGTGCCGATGACTTCATACATGCTCATTTCGGTTGCTCCTTTCGATTATTAGTACATGCCGTTGATGCCGTCGGGGTACATTTCCTTGGCAATGTCGGCCATTTCCTTGGCATAGTCGTCAAGCTCCTGCTTGGCGGCCTTGCCGTCGTTCTGCTTGGGATCGCCGCCCTCAACCTTGGCGGCGGGAGCGGTTTCGGTCTTGCGGTCGTCCAGGAACTTCTGGCCCTTTTCGCGCTGGTGCTTCACAATCTGCTTGTGATAGTCCATGGCGGTAGTGCCGTTCTGCTTGGCCGTAGCGGCCATTTCGGCATATTCATCGCCCGCCGGGGTCAGATCGTCGATCTCCTGGATGCGTTCGCGCTCCTGCTGCGCACCGGCCTGCATGATCTGGCTATGCAGGGTGGGATTCTCAGCCTGGAGCTGTTCAAGGGTTACGTCCTTGATTTCCATGGTGATTTCTTCCTCCTCATTGTGAGTTTTATTTTCAGTCACTTCCCCGGCGGCAACTGTCGGTTCGGTGTTACTGACTTTGGGAGTGTCGGCGTGTTCCTGCACGCTCTCAGGGATGTGCGTGTACATCCTGCGCATGGCAGCCATGGCCCGGTTGGACACAGATGCCACAATCGGCTCGGCGTCCAGAACGGCGTCCACAAAGCCGCGCTCATGGGCTTCTTTGGCCGTCATCCATGTTTCGGCATTCATCCAGCCGCGAACGGTTTCCTCGCTCTGGCCGCTCTTGCGGGCGTAGATGGAGGCGCTGTCCGCTTCGGTATTGCGCAGGCGCTTTGCGCCCGCCTCAAGGTCTTTCGCCTCGCCCCACGCGCCGGATTTGGGGTTGTGGATCATGTACTCGCCACCCTCGGTCATGGTGACGTGCGCACCGGGCAGGCAGGCAATCAGCGTCGCAGCGCTGGCACACATGCCCTCAATGGAAATCTTGATTTCCTCCATGCCGCTGTTCATCAGCATGGTACGCATGGCAATGGCCTGGTTCACATCACCGCCGGGGCTGTTGATGCGGATGGTCAGGTTCTTCACGCCCTTGGCCTTGGCATCTTTCAGTAGCTTGTCAAAGTCCGTAGCGCTGATGTCGGCCTCAGTCCATTTCCACCAGTCGTCGCAGATTTCGCCGTAGATCATCACATCGGCGCTCTCGTCGGCGGCGTTCATCTGCAAGTCATACCGCAGGCGGAAACGCTCATTATTCGGCATTTTGCTTTCCCTCCTCGTTAGGTTTGGTAGGTTCCGTCGGCTCGGCAGGAGCCGCCGGTTTCATGTCATCAAAGGCCGCCATTTCCTTTTTCCGCTGCCGGATGTTGGAAAGCCAGTCGTTGCCGTTGTACTCGCTTGCCTCCTGCTCCTGAGTGGAAATGTTATTGGCGATACGCTCCGTGGCGGCTTTGACTTCCTTGAGCGGGTCAACATGGCCCATGCTCGCGCCCATCCACATGCAGCCGCACCACGCCTGCCGGATGGCCGGATCGTCGAAGAATCCGGGAGCCTCAATGCGACCGGCAGCAACCGCCTCGGCCAGCCATGCCTCATACACAGGCTGGTTGAAGCTGTTATTGAATGCCGTGCGCCGCACGCGCACCTCGCGCCAGAAGTCCAGCAATGCGCCGCGTGCTGCGGTGTAATTGCTCTCGTACTTCTTAATCAGCACTTCCTTGGGAATCCCCATGCCCGCGCCGATAATCGTAATCAGCGTGGAAACGAAGCTCTCAAAGGCACTGTTAGCACGAATGGGGTTGATCTCCTGAATCTTCTTTCCGGGCGGCAGGGAGTAGATAGCTCCGGGCGCAAGCTCCAATTTCAGATCGTCGTCCGTAACCTTCTCGTCCTCATTCACCGCGTCCTCAAGGCCGGTCTTGCCGTCGTCGTCCGCACTGACAACAAAAGCGGTCAACATGGCAGAAACCACA